CGCCGACCGAGGCCAACCGGGCCTATCTGGCGGATAGCTTTCTGGAGGATGTGCGCGCGCGTTACGGCAATACCAAGCTGGGCCGTCAGGAGCTCGATGGTGAACTGGTCGAGGATATGGAGGGCGCGTTGTGGGCGCGGGCCGCGTTGGACGGGGCGCGGGTGGCAGACGTGCCGGAGGGCGCGCGGGTGACCGTTGCGGTCGATCCGCCGGTGACGGGGCACAAGGGCTCGGATGCCTGCGGAATCGTGGTCGTGGCGGTGGTTCAAAAGGGACCGCCGAAGGATTGGCACGCGGTGGTGATCGAGGATTGCTCGGTCCAGGGGGTGTCGGCGCATCAATGGGCCGAGCGGGCGGTGGCGGCCTATGAGCGGCACGGGGCCGCGCGCATGGTGGCCGAGGTCAATCAGGGTGGCGATCTCGTGTTGGATGCCGTGCGCGCGATCGATCCGCTGGTCAATGTGCAGTCGGTGCGCGCCTCGCGCGGGAAAGTGGCGCGGGCCGAGCCGGTGGCGGCGCTTTATGAGCAGGGCCGGGTGGCCCATATGCCGGGGCTGGCGGCGCTGGAGGACGAGATGTGCCGGATGACGATGACCGGCTATCAGGGGCGCGGCAGCCCCGACCGGGTGGATGCTCTGGTCTGGGCGCTGACCGATGGCATGATCGTACCAGCGCGAGCCGTGGCGCGGCCGGGGCTGCGCCAGATCTGAGACTGTGAACCGAAACGAGGGGTGCTGGGCCGCCCTGTTCGAGCGTCTTTGCCGGAGCCGGCAGGGCGCTTTTTTTGATGGATCTAGGAGACATGGCTATGGTGTTGGATTTCTTGCGCAAACCGGAGCCGGTGGTGCCCGAGGTGAAGGCTTCGGCGACGGGCCGGGTGGTGGCCTGGGCGGGGGCAGGGCGCGTGGCCTGGAGCCCGCGCGATACGGTTTCGCTGATGAAAACCGGGTTCGCGGGCAATCCGGTGGGGTTCCGGTCGGTCAAGCTGATTGCCGAGGCCGCTGCTGCGCTGCCGCTGATCTGTCAGGATGTCGAGCGGCGCTACGAGGTGCACCCGGTGCTGGGCCTGATGGCGCGGCCCAATGCGGCGCAGGGGCGGGCGGAGCTACTGGAGGCGCTTTATGCGCAGCTGCTGTTGTCGGGCAACGGGTATGTCGAGGCGGTAAGCCCTGAGGGCGATGTGCCCGAAGAGCTGCATGTGCTGCGGTCCGACCGGATGGGTCTGGTGCCGGGGGCCGATGGCTGGCCGGTGGCCTATGATTATACGGTGGGGGCGAGGAAACATCGGTTTGACGCGCGCAGGCTGTCGCCGATCTGCCATATCAAGCTGTTTCATCCGCAGGACGATCATTATGGCCTCAGCCCGATGCAGGCGGCGGCCAATGCGCTGGATGTCCATAACAGCGCCTCGCGCTGGTCCAAGGCGCTGTTGGACAATGCGGCCCGGCCTTCGGGCGCAATTGTCTATCGCGGCGCGGATGGCGCGGGCACGATGACCACGGATCAGTTCGAGCGGCTGCAAAACGAAATGGAGAGCCACCATCAGGGCGCGCGCAATGCCGGGCGGCCGATGCTGCTGGAAGGCGGGCTGGACTGGAAGCCGATGGGGTTCAGCCCGCAGGATATGGAGTTCCAGAAAACCAAGGATGCGGCCGCGCGCGAGATCGCGTTGGCCTTTGGGGTGCCACCGATGATTTTGGGCATCCCGGGCGACGCAACCTATGCCAATTACGCCGAGGCCAACCGGGCGTTCTACCGGCTGACGGTGCTGCCGCTGGCGGCCAAGGTGCTGTCGGCGCTGTCGCATTGGCTGGCGGGCTATTCCGGTGAGCCGGCGGAGCTGCGCCCCGATCTGGATCAGGTCCCGGCGCTGTCGGTGGAACGCGATGCACAATGGCGGCGCGTGGCCGAGGCGGAGTTCCTGACGCCCTCTGAGAAGCGCGCCATGTTGGGCCTGCCGCGACTGGCGGAGGAAGAATGAGCAGCCGCGGCGCGGCGGGCGGATCGCGGTTTCTGTATGACCCGTTCAACGCGGCCACGGCGCGGATCGACGCAAATGAACGGGTGGCCGAGGAACGTTGGCAGGCGCTGGCGTTTCGGTTGAAGGGGATCGAGGTGGCGTTGGACCGGTTGGAGCGGCGGCTGTGGCTGGCGGTATTCGGCGCGGTCAGCGTGATCCTGGCCCAGGGTGTGAACGAGCTGATCCAGATGAGCTCTGGCGGATAGGAGGTTGGAATGAATGGATTTTCAGATGCAGGGCTTGAGACCAAGTTCTGCCGGTTCGACGAGGCGTTGACAGTGCGCGAAGGCCACAGGATCGAAGGCTATGCAAGCCTTTTCAATGCCTGCGATCAGGGCGGCGATGTGGTGCAGAAAGGGGCCTATGCCCGCAGCCTGAAGGGGCTGAATGCCGCCGGTCGCAACGTCAAAATGCTGTGGCAGCATGATCCCGGGCAACCCATTGGGATCTGGGATGAGGTTCGCGAAGATGGTCGGGGCCTATGGGTCAAGGGCCGCCTTTTGGACAGTGTCTCGAAAGGCCGCGAGGCGGTGGCGCTGATCGAGGCCGGAGCGATTGACGGGCTGTCGATCGGCTATCGCACGGTGCGGGCCACGAAGGATGATCAGGGGCGCAGGCTTCTGAACGAGGTGGAGCTTTGGGAAGTGTCGCTGGTGACCTTTCCGATGCTGCCGCAGGCGCGGGTGGATGCCCAGATGGCCCAGGAGGCCAAGGGGGATTTCCTGCATGAACTGGCGACGGTGTTTCAGGACGCCCGCCGCAAACTGGCGGCGCGTTAAGGCCCCGCAACTTCCTTAATAATCAGGATAATTGAATGACCGAGACCGACATCACGTCCTCGGGTCGTACCCGCGCGCCTTCGGGCGAGGCTGCGACCGCCGAGGTGAAATCTGCTCTGGCAGGGTTTTTGAACGAATTCAGCCAGTTCCAGGACGACATGACCACCAAACTTGCAAAACAGGAAGAGCGTATTTCGATGCTGAAAACCAAAACCATGACCCATTCGCGCCCGGCGCTGTCTGCTGCGATCCAGGAAGGTGCGCCGCACAAGAAAGCCATGGGCACCTATCTGCGCACCGGTGACGATGATGGCCTGCGCGGGCTTGAGCTGGAGGGCAAGGCGCTGAATACCGCCGTCAATGCCGAGGGTGGCTATCTGGTCGATCCGCAAACGGCGGAAACGATCCAGGGCGTGCTGCGCGGATCCTCCAGCCTGCGCTCGGTCGCCAATGTGGTGAATGTCGAGGCGACCTCCTTTGACGTGCTGATCGACCAGACCGATGTCGGGGCCGGTTGGGCCACCGAGACGGCCACTTCGGTTGAGACCGACACGCCGCAGATCGAGCGGATCTCGATCCCGCTGCATGAGCTGTCGGCGCTGCCCAAGGCGAGCCAGCGTTTGCTGGATGACACCGCCTTTGACATCGAGGGGTGGCTGGCCGAGCGTATTGCGGACAAGTTTTCCCGCGCCGAGGCGATGGCCTTTATCGCGGGCGACGGCATCGACAAGCCGACCGGGTTCCTGACCCATCCGACGGTCGATGACGCGACCTGGAGCTGGAGCAATCTGGGCTATGTCATCACCGGCGCGGATGGCGATTTCGACGCCACCAACCCGGCCGATGCGATTGTCGATCTGGTCTATTCGCTGGGGGCCCGGTATCGCGCCAACGCCAATTTCGTGATGAATTCGAAAACCGCCGGAGCCGTGCGCAAGATGAAGGATGCCGATGGCCGGTTCCTGTGGTCCGATGGTCTGGCGGCCGGAGAGCCCGCGCGCCTGATGGGTTATCCGGTTCTGATCGCCGAGGACATGCCCGATATCGCAACCGATGCGATGGCCATCGCATTTGGCAATTTCGACGCCGGATACACCATTGCCGAGCGCCCCGAACTGCGCGTTCTGCGCGATCCGTTCAGCGCCAAGCCGCATGTCCTTTTCTATGCCACCAAGCGGGTTGGCGGCGATGTCAGCGATTTTGCGGCGATCAAGCTGCTGAAATTCGGCATCGCCTGATCCGGCACGGATTGCAGGCACATGATGCGCGTTCCGGCCCCTTAGGCGGGTCGGGGCGGGCGGCATGGCGGGGTCCGGCGGCCTCCAGCCATTTGTCCTCCGCATGAGCGGTGCAGGGCCTTGCCATGCCATTTTCTGAGGCAGTTCTTTGGTGGAGAAAACACAATATGATGATGGTCGAAATGTCCTCGGTTCCAAGCGCATTGCTGCCGGTGACCGAGCTTACCGATCACCTGCGCCTGGCGTCGGGTTTCGCCGATGATGGCAGCCAGGATGCGCAGCTGGAAAGCTGCCTGAGGGCGTCGCTTGCGACGATCGAGGCGCGGATCGGAAAAGCGCTCTTTCAGCGTGGGTTCATCTGGTATCTGAGCGGGTGGAAGTCCGCGCAGGAACAGGCCCTGCCTGTGGCTCCGGTGCAAAGCATCACTTCGGTCAAGGTGATCACGCGCGGCGGTGTCGAATCGGTGGTGGACGCGGAGGCCTACACCTTGCGCAAGGATGCGCATCGCCCGGTTCTGGAGGCGACGGGCAGCTTGCCGAACCCGTCGCGCGGCGGGTCGATCGAGATCGAGATGGTGGCGGGTTTTGGGCTGGAC